ATGCAGGGTTCTCAAGCAGTATACGGGGTATACACATTCTGTCAAGGGACTATGCCTCAGAGGGTGCCTGCTGTGCCTGTTCGGCCATCTCCGCCTCATGCGCCCGCTGCGCCTCGGCCTGCTCGGCACTCACCTGCGCGCCCTGCTCCGACTGCTCCAGCGCCTGCTGGTGCCCCTGCTCGGCCATCTCGCGCTCGTGGGCCTGCTGCACCGCCGTCATGCCCGCCTCGTGCCCTTGGACGCCAAGCCTGGCCCGCTCTTCCGCGAACATCGCCAAGGTATCCTGCAACTGCTTCGCAAGCGCCCCCAGCTCCGCGACCGCCAGCTTCGTCTCGTTGTCCGCCGCATTCGAGACGTGCTTTTCTTCAATCTGTGCCGCGGCGATCTTCTGCTTCGTGTCCGCGTCCAGCTTGGCCTTGTCCAGATCCGCCTGGGCCTTGACCTGGGCGACCGCCCCCGGCGCGGTCGCTTCCTGCAACTGCTGCGTCAACTGCTCGATCTGCTGCTGTGCGCCGGCTAACTGCGCCTGCACTTCCGGTGGAATGTCCTGCCCCTGCGCCTTTGACGCCAGCATCTGCTGAATCTTCGGATCGAGCATCACTTTGGCCCGGTCAGACATCTCCTGATGCCCTGGACCGTCCTGGTTCTTGAACCAGAGATCCCCAAACCACGTCATGAGCGTCGGTTCCGCCTGAATCAACTCGCCGATGCGCTGTTCTTCCTGCTGCCGGCGGGTGCCCTGATCCTTGCTGACCTTGATCACGACGTTGAATTGCGCGTCTTTCGTGAGTTTATAGAGCTTCGCGCCTTCTTGCCCCTCGTGCGCCGGCATCGGCACTTTTCCTTGGGTCACCATCGGCTGATGCAGGATGATCTGCTCGGGCTCCCCTTCGCGGTTCAGAATCCGGGCGATCCGCCCCTTTCGACCATAGATGGGATAGAGCAGATTGTTGACGATCTGCCCCTCGTACCGAATCGACCGCTGAAGGTTGTCGAGAAAGTGATTGGACGACCGCGCGCTCTGTTCCTGCAACGCATGAATCGCCCGTCCGCTCTTGATGGATGGGTCCACTTTCCCGAGCGACGGATCGTGCTGGCCGCTGGTCGCTTGGATCGCCTGGTCGAACATATCGATCGCGACCGCGATCGCTTGGATGGGGGGATTCTGACTCGGACTGACTTGCGGCGGCGGCGCCGGCATATCATCGCTGTCTTTTTGGTTGTAGTGGACGCGGCCGATGGTGCGCGTCGTAATCGCGTTCCACTCATCCTCATAGCCTTCATCCTGACCCGCCGCCATCATGACCGGCACGAGCGGCGACAACGCGATCACCTCAACCTCGCGCGAGATCATATAGTTGAAGCCCTGCCCAGGCTCCCGCATCGGTCGGACCATGCCCTCGACGCGCCGTTGCTTGTCGAAGGGTTGCAGCTCTTCCCCGAGCACCTTCACGATGGGAATGTCCGGCCCCGGCCAGTCGGTTTCATCCAACACGTCATCGTCGCAACCGTCGATCTTGGCCCACTTGATCGTTTTCTCGATCACATCTCGACGTGAGCCGTCGATTTCGGTGTAGCCCTCGGGCGCCACCTCATCGGCCCATAGCGTGATTTCCGACTCGTTCGCGTCCTGATACGCCACGACCTCGCGCGTCGTGCGGACCGTATACCAATAGTCCACGACGCGGCACATGCGGACGCGCTTGTCGCCCTCACCCTCGTAACTAAACCAGTCGTTGGGTTGCTCGCCGTCGCCTCGCCAGTCCGTGTCGTCGTAGTTGCAGACGCGGTTTTTCTTCCCGTTCCGATTCGGAAACTCCGCGGTATAGGCGTCGTACGTCATGTCCGTCCCGACAAAGCCCCACTCCGCGTCGCTCCCATCCGGCTGCTCGTGGGCAGGGTCCAAGGTCACGCAGGCTTGGTTGTAGTACCGATGGATGTAGATTACCTGGTCGTTCGTCTTGCCTTTGGCGTAACGGGTCATGACGCCGTAGAATCCGCGCCCCGCCTGCACCGCTCGGGCGAATGCCCATGTGCGCGCATCCGCCGCTTGGCTCTCCCGCTGGATGCGCCTGACCAGGCCCTCGCGCAGCGTGATTTCCGTCTCGTCAGGCCGGTCGTTGAGGTCGCCGAAGTCATCCGCCGCCACGATCTCGATCCCCATGTCCGACTGGCGCTCTTGATTAAGCACCTGACGCACAGGTTCACGCGTCTTGTTGATCGTGATCATCGGGCGGGACGGCGAGTCGGGCGCGCCGTTCTTGCCTTCTTGCCCCCGACGGCTCTTCTGCACCTCTTCGGGCCACTGATGAAGACCGCCGGCATAGAACTCGAGGTCGTCGCGCTCACGCTTCTGCTGTTCGCGCTGGGCCTCTTGTCCTTGCGACCAACGCGACCGGGCGAGTTTAAGGAACTTGCTGCGCTTGGACTCGCTCTCGTCCTGTGGCTTACGGGGAGTGTCAGCCACTACGACGACACCTCTCGGAACGTCCGCACGCCACCAGTGGTTTTCATGGTTTTCATGGTTTTCATGGTGACGGGATCGACTGCTGGCAGGAAGTGAATGCGCGACATTGCGGCATTGAATGCCCGCACGTCAAAGCTCATCTCGTCTCGAATACGCTGCTCACGCCACGGCAGATGACCGATGCCGCCCAGCTCCCAGATGTCACTGATACGCTGCTCGGCCTGGAAATGCCGAGCGTTCGCAAGGAGGCGCTCGTAAGCAGTGCTCATGAGGAATAGTGCTTACGAAATATACACCGCTGTGGCTATTCCGTATACAGCAATCTCACCCAGCCCACCCCATGTCCCCGCGGACCGGACGGTACCGCTGGGTCGGTGACGGCGGACGCCGGTCCCCTGGCCGCTTGTAGCGCACCGCCAGCCCCCTGAACGCATCCGCCCCATGTGAGGCCCAATTATGGACAGGCGTGCCCGTAAACTCATCCAGCCGCGTGTTGAACGCCTTCCGGTACTGCCGCAGACACTCAATCCCCCGCGCACACTTCGCCTCATCAAACCAGCATCGCGACAGAATCAACCGGGCCGCATCAATCCCGTCCGCGAACTCAGGAGTCGGCGTAATCGGCTCCTGAAACGTCAACCCAAGTGCCTTCGCGGTTTCCTTGCGACTCTTCCCGCTCCCTAGCTCTCGCACCGCGATGTCATGCGGGGGATAGTGCTTGCCATAGGTGTAGCCCTTGTCCCGCAAAACTTTGATGTAGTGCGGGAAACCCTCGCCTGATGCCTCATAGTAGTCCACCAGTCGGACTTCGCCAGACCTGAGCGACTGAGAGAACCAGATACTCATCGAGTCCGCAATGCCCAGATCCCAATCGGTATCAACCGGTAACGCCTGATCCACCGGCACCCGCGTGATCCGACCCTCCGCCTTGGCCTTGCCCATCTCCTTGAGGAACCACGCCCCCTTGATGGCCGCATCCGCCGATAGGAACCACTCCTGGTCGTACTCGTCTTGGGTCATCAGACCAAGGGCAATCTGCTCCCGGTCATCGGCCATCGCCTGCTCGAGTAGTTGAATCGTGATGCCATCCTCAGTCTGGAGGGACTTGTCCACGTCCTGCCACAGCGCGAACCAGTTCTCAGACTGCACCGCCGCGGCATGCGTCTCGTAGAGCTGGTCTTTCCCCTTGATGGTGCCCAGGAAGATGGCATAGCCGAGATGGTCCGCCAACGCCTTGCTGATGATCTCGCTGTAGATATTCTGGGGCTGTTGACTGTACTCGTCAAAGCTCACGCCTGAGAACGCTAACCCTCTGAGCGAGTCAGGGTTATCCGCCCCAAAGAGCTGCAAGCTATGGCCGGTCGGATACTGGATCGATAGCTTGGACTGATTCGCCTTGATGCCGGGAATGGGCCGGGCGTAGTGCTGGAGCATCTTCCACGCGACCCGTTCTGCCTGGTTGTAGGTTGGCAGGATGTGCGCGTACTGCCGGCCGCCCGGAGGTCTCACAAGCTCTGCGAGATGCGCCGGCGACAGGTCAGGCTTGAGATAGAGCAGCCGCCGACGCTCGAGCGCATCGTCCATCGCATACCGCTGATGGTGGTTAATGACCGAGGTGGTCTTCCCAACCCGGCGATGGAGCACCAGGGCCATGAAGCGTTTCAGACAGGCATGGAAAGGACGCGCCCAGATACGGGGCTTGTAGGGAATGTTGACTTCGACGGGGGCAATCTCGGTCATGCCTCGATTTAGCAAACCCGCGAAAAGTCTATCAAAAGGCTTATGTGCTCACAGGCGGGAGACTTCGCTATTCCAGCCACTTCACCACCAGCGGTGCCCCGTCCTTCCCGCTCACTTCTACCGGCTTTGGCGCCTGATCCAACGTCCGATCCAACAACTCTGAGAACGCCTGCACGCTTGGATCCTTGGCAAAAATCCAGTAATCCGTGTCCTGCGTCCCCTCACTCAGCAACCGGTCAATCTCAGCCTCATCCTCAATTCGGCTAAATTTGCCATGCTTATCACGCGTGAAGAGATGCCCGATGCCGATGGCATGCGCAATCTGGGCGCGGACCATCACCGGCAGATGCTGCTGAATCAGCTTCCGCGTTTCCTCGCGCACCAGCGCCTTCTCCCACGTCGAGGACCATCGACGGCCAGGCTTGGAACCGCCCGCACCCGCACGCTTTCCCCCGTGTCCGTTCGCCATCAGACCGTCAAGTTCGTCAAAGGCATATATGGATACTGAGTATACGCTTATTCTGGATCACGTAGTTCTGGTGTCGTCGTCTGGGCGTCGTGGAGGGCGGCAACCACTTGGTCGGCGCATTCTTCTTCGGTGGTTGTTCCCATATAGAGCGGGGTGCAGGTGTCCCAATCGGCGCGGTGCCGACAGCAGGCGTCACACTTCCACTCCGTGCAGGTTGGCCGCTGCCCACTTCCGCAGGAACAGAGCGGCTTGTGTCGCCACTTTGTTATCAGCCCTGTCAACGCCTTCCTGAGCCCCGCGAGCTGTAAGGAGAGAGAGGTGAGGGAGGACTCGGAGGCTTCGGCTTGCTCAAGCAGAGTGCTGTATTCCTTGACCAGATCGGCAAGGTCTTTTGTGGCTAGCTCCGCAGTCGTCTCCGCTGCCTCAGCACAGGCTTTCCAACAGATTGGACACTCTCGAAGCGCAAGAGTCTCCAGCAGTTGCTGAGAATAGGAGTGGTGATGGCAGGCGTGACCAATCTTCGCTGATGCCATTCGCACGACGTCTCGTCGTGCCTCATCTCGTTCCGTCTGCGCCTCCTGGAGCTGCAAGGAGAGACGGGAGACCTCAAGCCTAAGAGACGAAAGAGTTTCAGGCGCGGATTCCGTTGCGCCTTTTTCCAGCGGCGTTGCCCCCGCGCTCACCGACGTGGCTATTTCGCTCAACCTGCGAGCGATGCGGCGAC